ACAGGTTGCCGACATATTTCACCGGCCTCTCTTTGTCATCAATCTGAATCAAAGCAAGATCGCGCAGCTTGTCGTAAGCGACGATGTTGCCGGTGCGCCCCGTCGTACCAATGGCGGTAGAAAAGTTATTGTATTCATAGATATCGATTTTGACCGGGCGCCGCATCTCCACTTCTTTAGTTTCCTGCGCGCTAGGATCGAAAATCTTCTGGATGCTGATGGCGTTCTGAACAACGTGGTGATTGGTGAGGACGAAGCTCTCCCATTCCCCGCCGTTCATCTCCGAGTAGATGACCGTGCCGGAACCGCTACCGCGTCCTGTTCCTGTCGTAACAAGGACAGTTGGGTAGAGCATCTCCTCGTGTTGCTGCTTTGGCGCATCGGCACTCACCGGGAGGGCAAATGCAATCAGGATCACCGCAACGAGGGCTAGAATTTTCATCAATCGGTCCCTCCGATTTTGATTTCATCATCTAAGATTTGCTCCTGTTGCAGCCTGATTATGGCCGCTCTTAGTGTTATATTTTCTTCATAGAGACGCGACATTTCCACGGCCATCAGTTTCTCCCGGTCTGTGGAAATGACGTTATTTTCAGTCATCTTGGGCTGTCGATTTCACATTCTCATACACTGCATCGAGCCGATTAAACTCAGCCTGTTCTGCGTCAACAATTTTTTGATACTTCGCCTGAGTGGCCTCGTCCAAACCACCACCCAACAAGGCTACGCGCATCCATAATAATTCCTTATCCTGCACCCACCGGCCATCATCTCCATTCCATCGAGGATTGGTTTCATAGCCTTGTGCGCCACCGCATTGCCACACAGCGATAGAGGTGCGCCTCGTTTCCTTTGCCTGGGCAATCTTTTCTGCTCGTGTTGCCATAATTTTAATCCCTAGTCATTCGCATAGAAAACAGCCAACCAATCTGTGTACTGGCTCGCCGAATAATTGGTGGTGTCGGCTGTCAAAGAGTTATCTCCATAATGCAGAATTAGCTCACCTCGATGCTGGGTCGTACCATCGACATCCCTGCTGTGACAGGCGTACCATCCGTTGAGTCCCGTTTCGCTGATCGCTGTCGCCATTCGATTTTTAACCATAAAGACCTGGCCGATAATGTCAGTGCCGCTCGACTGATTTGGCATATTTAAAACGACATAGCTTTTGTTTGCAGCCCATATTCCGGCTGGTTTCCCGCCAAATCCGGTGCTGCCGTCCAGCATCGGCGCGGTGTAGTTTCCGGTGTAAGATGCAGAGAGTGAAGGCCCTAGATTCGTGTTGCCTGCGCCAACATCCCAAGAGTGTTCCGCCACGGATAACTCCATCGTTCCAGCATTATTGAAAATGCGCACGTACAGGATGTTTAGTTGCCGCTGCCACAGCGCTGGGTACCGCATGAACACCTTGTTGAACTCTGCGGCGGCGCTGCCAATATTTCTCGTCCCATCTCCATCTGGAATAATGTTCTCATCCACATCACCAAAATCAGCACCACCGGCGAGATCGAGGATTCCCTGGACCGTATCGGTTTTTAAGGCATCGCTCGACCCAACATCAACAAACGCAACTTTGTCGGATGCCGTGATGGTGGCGTCGGATAGCCCAGCAATGCCGCCATGCAGCCCCGCCGGGGTGACGACGCGCCCAGTGTCGGTTCCGGTGGTTGTCTCTGCGCTGGTAGCCAATTCCGCAACGCCCTTGTTGGTGGCGCTCGCATCCTCTGCCGAATAGGTGACCGTGTTGGTGGCGCTGACCGCGACATCCAGAGCTTCACCAGCGGCGAAAGTCTGCGTCTCTCCGTTCTCAACCGTTTGTGTAGTCGAGCCGTCCGACATGGTGAAGGAAGTCATTCCCCCGCCAGCGTTTCCAGTGCGAACAAACTGGACGCTTACCGCGTCGCCGTCGCTTATCGTGCCAGCCGACACAACGTGAGTCACAGCCACTTTGGAGTAGGTAGAGGCCGAAGTTACTGCTCCTGTGACATTGTAAATATGAAAGTTTGCAGGAGCGGAGTTTTTGTAAATCGATATTGTGCCGCGCAACGCCGTGGTCGTGCTGTCGTCCCAGGAATCGACCATGCTATTAATCGATGCGCCACCAGCCTCGACATCATCCATGTAGACAACGGTGGCTGAACTGGCCGTGCCATGATTAAGCCATACTTTTCCTGCGCCCTGGTCGCTGTCGGCTGTTGCCGTCTCGAATGCCATCAGAACGCCAGCACTGTTTCCAGTAGCACCTGTTGCTCCAGTGGAGCCAGTGGCGCCAGTAGAACCTGTGGCTCCCAAATTGCCGGTGCGGGAGAACGAAAGCCTTACCAGGTCATCATTCGAAAACGATCCCGTTCCCGCTACATATGTCAAAGCCTGTTTGGTGTAGCCGCTGGCATTGGTTGCCGCGCCTGTAATGTTCCATTGCGCCCAAACTGCTGTATTTGTTTCCTTGACCAGAGTGATCGTCCCGCGCAACGCTGTATTGGTGCTATCGTCCCAGCTCTGCACAAGCCCGGAAATATCCGCACCAGCAAGGTCAGCGTCGTCGATGTAACAAGCTGTCGCACTCGCCAGAGTTCCATTATTGAAGCGGATGTATCCCGCGCCAGGATCGCTGTCAGTGGTGGTTGTGGAGTATTTCAGCCCTAGCCCCGGTGGTACGCCAGAGCTACCCGCTGGACTAAAGGCAAGCGATATTTCCGCGTTGTTTGAAATCGATGTGCTGCCAGCCAGATATACAACGGGTATTTTCGTATAGCCGCTGGCATCGGTCACAGCACCAGTAACCTTGTATGTGACTAGTGGCGAAGCTGGATTTGGGTTACCGGCAATCGTAATGATGCCGCGATTGGCACCATCGGCGTCGTCCCAAGACTGCACCCAAGCGGTGATATCCGTTGTGCCGTCACTGTCGTCCACATACATAATTGTGGCGGAATTGAGGCTCGTATTATTTAAGCGAATGAATCCGGCCCCAGGGTCAGCATCGGCGGTGGTCGTGCTGTATTGCATCGACACGCCACCCATCATGCCGGTTTGGCCTACCGGAATACCCAGGGCCAACGCGCCTGTCCCCACGGTGAACGAAGCGGTTGCTGTCCCGGCGGCACCTGCCGACGTGTTGGCCACATTAGACGCACTGACGGTGCTGACCTTGCCCGTGGTGGTTTCCAGAGCAGTTCCAGCACTGTCAAACGCAATCAGTTTTGAAGCGTTATCGCTCGCAGAATCGGCATAGGGGAAGTACAGAGGTCCAGACGTTCCTGTGCCGCTCGTCGTCCGGTTGACTGTCGAAGCAAGTTGCACGTTGCGCGACAACAGCGTTTCGATTTGTTGATCGTTGATCGCCAGTCTATCGAGGTCATCGTTGATGCTTGTCGCATTGAAGTCACCGCCTGTCGTATAGTCGGAGGTGCGTTCGATGGCCTGATTGCTTTCGATGGTGACAATGGTCGAGCTTGCTGGCGCATTGCCGCTCGTGAAGGTCACGCTACCCGTCCCATCGGCATTGAGGCTGGTCGTATAATGGGTGGTGACAGTCTTCAGTGTAGAACCGACATAGACCTTAACATCGGCACTCGCCAAAACTTTGAAGGCAAATGAGTATGGCCCCAGACTTCCCGTAGATGTGTACTGCACCCTCCGATGGACTGCATTTACCGTAATCGCCATTGTCCTATTTCCTATGTAGTCCCATTGTCATTGTACGTCATTGGTCAAAAAAATTATCGCCAAAAATCTTGGCGGATTCTTCACGCCTTTCCTCAAACTCTTCTATCATTTCATTCGCTGATTTCGCTAAATCGATAATATGGAAGGTCATCGTATCAATCCGCCTTGTCTTGTCTTCTGGCGTGATGTTGTCGGCGGCGTGTATCCATTTAATAGCCGTCATTAGAGTGGATATTTCCCCATTAACGCTTTCCAAGGCGCCAAACTGAAAGGCATCCTCATCTGCAAGCCTCAAGGCTCTTTCGGCGTTTCCACCCTCTATATTCCGCATCATACTATTGTAAGACTTTTCCGCCTTTTGATAATTTTCAAAAAACGTGTTCACTGATTCGGCTTGGAGGGACGGGTATCTTGTCGTGAATGACCTGATGAACGGCCAGCGGGTCCAGGGTTCAGCAGGGTCTACTCTTGTTTCAACAACGCCGGTAAATTCTAAGACGCTGTCAAGCCCCTCCAAAAAGTACCGGCCTAAAGACCCCGTTAAATTACCAACATTATTTTCAATATGACGCGGTGATGCTATGCCGCCGTTGATACCAAAGTCCTCCAAAAGCTGGCCAACCGCTATGGCTGTAGGTGAAGAATAAACATCATACTGATCTGCTGGCCGCACTCGCTCATCACGCGCCGAAACAATGGGCCTGTTTCTGAAAAAGTCGTAATTGGTTAAAGTTTCTGCGATTGGCGCGGCGGCTGTTGGGACGTAAGACGCAACGCCGGAGGGGCCGATAGCACCAAACAAGTTCTCGGCCAACTCCTCTTTATCAAAGCCGTCACTGTCATACAGCGCATCCAAGATACGTTCCACAAAGGTGCCGTAAAGGATGCCAAGCTCAAAGGGTTTGGGAATGCGCCAAATCGTTCCATTCGGGTCGTCGCCTGATGGAAAGATATGCCAGAACATAGCTTTTTCCCAATCCGGCAACTCTTGATAAATCGGGTTATCGTGGTTCGCGTACCAGAGGTACACACTCGGCGCAGTAATCGAGGCTATCGCCTTCGCGTTGAACTGTACAGGATGATCGATGAAGCCGCGCACCATCCGGTCCCAGCCCTGAATACGGGCATTGAGGAACGGAACCGCCATATTCCACCCCCTAATCGTCGCGCCCATTCTTGCGAAATCAAGCGTCACTTCCCTGGAACGGAACGCCGCCTCTGCTAATACTTCCGCGCTTGGACGGCGGGTGTCGGTTCCAAGTTGTTTAACGGCTTTTTTGAACTCACCAAGACGAGTTGCGTTTTCCGCTAAATCGGACCCAATACGGAGAATTTCCAACGGCGTGGTCACAACATTTTTGGCGAGGGAATACATCGAGGTCGTTTCAACTAGCTTTTGCAAATTATGTCGGAGATATTCACGATCTAACGACATTAAAGTTGCTTGCGGCCCACCGCTAGATTGCCACTGTTGCCAATGCTCATCCTTTTTCAGCATTGAGACAAACCCGGACATCCAATCGGAAAACGGCTTAAATCCACTTGTTGAATAAACAAATGCTGTAACATTGTCCCGCATCATATTCTTAGCAAAGAACGCGGGATCGAGAATAGCACCGGCCCTTAGTGTACGAGCCGGGTAAGCGGCTATTCTGGCGAGAAGATTAACGCTGTCGGCTGTGTGACCCTGAACGATCTTCGCCACATGCTCATCAACTTCATATATTTCCTGTTTGCCGTTTCGGAAAATACTTATCTGATTACTCCGTAATGGCTGCTGGGCAGCGCGGAATATCGTCAACTCCTCATCCGATAATTTGACGCCATATTGTTTGAGAAAATCCGCTATATCAGGAAGTGACGCGATAACATCTGAAGCCGTTTCATCTCTGACGGTTGCCAAAACGGCTTCCGGCACATCAAATTTTGCGGTAGTCGGTTTAATGGTCGGCTCAACCCGCTTAACCAACCCCGCGCCAAGGGGAGACCGTTCCGCAAGATTGACAAGTGCGGTGCCTACAGCGTTACGGTGTGCAAGCTCCACATACATATATGTGTTCTTGATGACGCTTTCGAGCGGATTGTGTATTTCACGCTCCGAACCCTTGATGGCTTTAATTGGTTTCCTGGTCCCACCCGCCGACGTCCATTTTAGACCGCCTTCGTCATCCATGAGCCGATAAAACGGTACATAATCTTTATTGGCCTCACGGATTTTCTCAACTAGTTCTTTGCTGACAACCCCGCTATCTGCCAGATACCTAGTCATGTTGTCCTGGTAGGTCACAAGTTGGGCAAAAGCCTCCGCAAAGACGTCAGACTCCCGCTCAACTACGACGCGAGCAGCGCCGATATCAACGCCGGATTCTATTCCCCTACCCTCCAATTCAATGGCACGGCGAGAAACAGCGTACTTCTCAAAGTCTTCAAGTCGGCCCTTCACCGGATCGAGAATTTCTTTCAAACTTGGGCCAATAACCTCGTTTGTCGAAAAACTCCTAACGCCGTATTCCAGGAACATATTTGCCTTAGACGCCGACGCCACACCAATCCTGGCAAGTTTGTACGGGTCCAAGTTTGCTGGAAGCGGTACGCCGTCAGCCAGCATCTTCGTCAGCCGACTTAGCGGGTGCATCCGGTCCACCAACTGCCGGTAAATATAACGCGATACGCTTTCGTTTCTGCGAGGCTTTACATTCCCGCTGACGATCCGGGAGCCTACAACTTCCCGTGCCTGGTCCAATGGCAGCAGCAAGCGGCGGCCCATGCCGATTCCCAGAGTTGACTCAATCATTTCCTTAAAGGATTGAACGGCGGCAGCCCCCGTTTGCTTGGCAAGCCGCGCAGTTGTGGTAACAACAGGAAGAAACGCCTCCCCGGCTAATCCTAACGGAATACCAAAACCGGCATTGACCAGCCGCGCCCTTAAATCCCTGTCATCAAGATTGTCTGTTTCATCCATCCACTCATTAAGCTCAAGAGCGAACCGTTCAGTGGCATCACCACCTAACTCACTCGGCACAAGTTTCAAAAACCCAACCATTTCCTCGGCCAGTTCTTTGTCGCCTGTGGCAAAATCACCGGCAACCCCGCCTAACATCCCCCGGAACGCAGCATTGCTAACACCGATAGCCTTGAACAGCCTCATTGCCGGAATTATGCCAAGGCCAGCCTGTGCGACTTTGGATATTGTTTTGGCCGTTTTGCTTTGTGGATCGGGAACCACACCCATCCCGGTTATCCGATTAACTTCTTCCCCAAACTCAACAGCATCAGGACCACCCACAAGCTCCACAGCTTGGTTAAGTCCCCGCGTCACACCCGCTAACACCCCCTCGTCTAAATCGCCGTAGCCGCCAACAAGAGCCTTCATCCAAATGTTGCCAACGTCTTCAAAGAACGAGGTGTCTTCTTCGTCACCCTCCTCCATTACTGGCAACGCTTCAGGTGCCGCTAACTCCGGCTCAAGCCCCGGCGCTGCAACGGTGGCGGCTTCGACAGGTGGTTCTGGAGGCTGGGCTTGGTCATCTTCCAACGGCGCCATAATGTCCACTTGTTCTATAGAAAAACCACCATCGAGAAGGATTTGCCTTTTTGCCGCAATGTCCTGGGGGGAAGAAGTTTCAGCCATCACTTGAATTTCCTAAGCTGTTCCTCAATCCACATACCCAGGAGGGCGTCGTCGGCGCCTACCTCCTCACCTAAATCAATTCCTTTGTCTAATAGGAGCTTTCGCACAAACATATAATAATCGTCTTGAGTAAGGTCTTTCGCAAATACCATTTCAGTAAGTCTGACTATGTCTGGGATAACCGCCTTCACTTTCTCCTCGGCTGTTATTTCCGGTGCAGGTGCTATTTCCGGTGCAGGTGCTATTTCCGGTTTCGGCTCTGCCCCCTCTGAATCCAATCGAGGTGGATCGTACTCTGTATCCGGTCCCTCAGTGATACGCTCACTCATCTCCTGAATCGCCTGCTCAAACCCCGGCAAATCTCCACGCGCATTCGCGTACAGAGTGGCGACCAAATTGTTATCGGACGTTACGTCTGATGCAGCCATCCAATCTCCGCCGCTGCTCCAGAGCTTCTCCATCTCCTGCTCGAAAAGCGCTGCATACTGCGCCGAAATCCTTATCCCACTCGGATCACTTCTGAGTATAGTTGACCTATCCAGACCCGCTGTAATAGCCAGCTGACCGGCCGCAACACGAGCATTGAACACATCCTTATTAGCGTCTCTAATGGAATTATACCTTGTGGTGAGCGTAGTCCACGAAAAGCCATTGTTTGACGTCTCCGGGAGTTTTGCAGCATTATTTCGCCTAAACTCCTCCCACTGCTTTCTGGTAACATTTTTACTAATAAAAGACCGGGCAGCATGATTATAAAATTCTATCTGCTGTGGAGTGGCGCCAACATCGCCGCCGCTTTCCCTTTGAATAAGCTCCCCTCTCATTTTTCGAATACGTTCAATAAAGACTTGTTTGTTTAGATGGGCATCAATCCCCGGACCCTTGCCATGCGGCAAGTCTGATGCTTCCACTAAAGCAATTGCCTCATCCAACACCTCGTGGGTTATTTGAGCCAAGGGCTGGTTAAGCAACTGGTTTATCGGATCGCTCGCGGCAAAGAGAGCGGCATCCTTCGCAGCTTTTTCGTTTTCCTGCTCCTCCGCTTCCAAATTTATTTTGTGATTCCTTTTGGTTACGATTAACGCAGCAACTTCGGTACGGTCATCGCTCGTCAATGTGCTGTAAAAATGCTGCAATGTATTAGCGAGGCCGGATGTGTTGCTCTCCTCGCCGCCTTCGTCGGACCAAATATCCGTTCCAAACGTACCTTCTCTTAAACCCCTGGCACGATCCCCTATACTCATTTTGGCATCAGCGTGAGAGCCGAAATCTCCGTTGACCACACTCTCAGCAATAAACTCCCTTATAACCTTTAGGCGTTCCTCATCGAACTTGTCCATTTTTTCGTCAATTGTTTTTAACCCATCCGGCCTACTTCCAAATTGAACCTGCAATTTGTGCAGTACTATAGATCTTGAAAGATCAAAATCCACACTAGGAGAGACGTACAAGTTGTATTGATACCCGTCCACGCCCAGACGCAGATTTTCAATCACCTCATCAACGGAAACCAAAGTGGCGGTATCGGCCCTTTTCCTATTGTCCGTTTGCCATGTCTTGTTATAGGAAACGAATTTGTTGTTACGCTCCTGGATCAAGGCATGGTGAAGTTTGGCCGCGCTAGTTGGGCTAACGGATGAAAAGACTTCTGTATAGTTGTCCACAACGGCGTCAAGGGCTTCCTTCATACTCTCCGGCGTAGCAGCTTGAGCCTGGGCGCCCGCAAAGGCTTCCTGCATCGCCTGTGACGCCGCTGTGTGGTAATAGGATTCCGTTACCGCAAGCGAGGATTCATAGACGGCGTTTTCGTATATGTTGATTGATGCGGGATCACCAGGGAGTTCAACCGGCCTTCCAAGTTTTGCCGCTTGTTCGATTTCCTCATAGGTTGGCGCTTGAACAGCCCCCGCTGCCAACCCCTGTTTCTGCGCCTGTTTCCCCGCAATCTCACCAAGCATATTGGAAAACTGTGATGCACGGTTTGATAGATCGCCCCACCCTGCCGCTTCTTGCTCAAGGGCTGGAAAGCGCGTTGGAACGGTGACAGAGATCGCCGCCGGGGAGACACTCCCCTCAATCAGTGAACGTCTGGGCATAGGTCTTGACATCACTTATACCCCGGATATCCGCCGTAAGGCGCGAAGGAAGGACTATAAATCTGTGATTGAGAACCAAGCTGTGGGTTAGCCGAGGCAGTAGCCGCAGAGGGAATTTTGGCCTGATGATAGCCGTATGCTCCTTGGGCCATCGCAAAGGCGGCGTTGAAGAAGCCAGAACGCCGTGCGGATTTTCCAGCCTCTCTAACTTGCGCTGCTTGATGTAGCTGCATATTTGCTTGTGCATTCGCCTGGGAGCGCACGATTAACTCATTGCCCTTCGCCATCGCAAAGTTGGTGGCGCCGACATCCAACGCCTGAATTTTTAATCCCATTGGATTGCCGGAGAATGGGTCCATCAAACCAGCACCCGCCTGGGCGTTGATGCGCGACTGATAAATCAATGTGGCCTCAAGCTCATCAGCCGCACGTTTCTTGTATTCAAGCGCCTTTTGTCTCCCTTGGAAGCGGGTCCAATCGGCCTGGACTTCCAGTGCTTGCGCTTGCGCTCGCGCTTGTGCGTCCTGGGCCTGTCCCTGCTTGATTGCCGAGAAAGCCGAAACCGCCGCCATTGCGAGAGTTGCCCACGCCATTTTTGTTCTCCTAGTCCGTTGCCACCGAGACGCGGTAATCAAGAGACAACAGCGTCATATAGAGTGGTTGCGTTTGCGTGACCTCAACCTGACCCTTGAAGTCATAGCCGAGGAACGGGCCAATCCGTTTAGTCCCCGTGAACTTCACAATCCCAGCATCGAGCGCCATGTCGTCAAACCGGCGGAAGAAAAGCTCTTTCCCGTTCACCGCCATGTTCTGGGTGTTGTCCATAATCACACTTGCCTGGACGATCCGCTTCTTATTGCCCGTCACAGGACCGGACGGTAAGCGCGTTTCCACCGGCATCGTGCGAACCAGTGGCGTCGTTTTCGTCGCGCTGTCGGCAAGCAAATCGGTGAAGCTCGGAAATTCCAGACCAATCTCTAAATAAGTGGTTGCGGTGCGGTCAGTAACAATTGCATTCGATGCAACAGTGGCGCTGGTCAACATATTGTCATCGGCAATCACCTTGACCTCAAAGTCTTCCAGGTGATTGATCCCGCTGTTGACAGTCGTGCTTCCCGGCAAATCGCTTGCCGCCGCCGTAAACTGCTTCGCGGCATCGGTGGTATAGTTGCTATCAAAGATTTCAACGTAGTAGACCGCCGTATTGGTAAAGTTCGTTGATGTGAGCCGCGTG